ATTCAGGATAAGTAAAGTACCTTACAAGAAGTTAAAGACCTTTGATAAAATAAAAACAAATTTTGTAATACCAGGATTTGGAAAATTAGTAGTAAAAAATAAAGTAAACAGAAAAATATATGAAGAAAAGTACAGAAAAACTGAATGTTAGATGCATGTTTGACCATGTAATTACTACAGCAGAGACAAAAAAGATTACTGATGGTGGTATAATTTTAACTGCTGATGAAAAAGGAGCTATATTAACAAGACAGACAGTTCTTGTAGCAGGGCCTAATGCTAATGTTGTTCCTGGAGAAGAAATAGAAATAAATGTAGACAGGTTTCCAAGAAAAAATATAGGGCCTGCCAGATTGGATATTGGAGAGGACAGGTATATAATTGTTCCTCCCATTGAGATAATCAATGAGAAACCTTATTTATTTATTTCTTCAAGGGAGATAAAGTATGTGTATGAACAACCGGAAATTAATACAACTTCTACAGATGAAATTAGTTAATGACGAAGAGATAGATGATTTACCTGAATTAGAAACATATCATGAAGATATAGTAAGACCTGATTTGGATTACTCTTATAAGAGAGGAGAAGATTTAGAAAGAGATAAAGAAATAACGAAAGATAAACCTTAATATAATATAGCCCTGGATGGGCTTTGTAAAATCCACTTAATATTATGGTAGCAAACAATTTGATTGTTAATTACAAACTGAACGCAGAAGACGCAGTTCAGATTAACAGACGTAGAATTAATTCTCAATCAATTGCTGAGAGAATTAAAGAGAAAATTTGGCCAACAGGTGCACAAGCTCACATTGGAAATGAAGCAAAAGAAGGTCAAATATTACCTATGGTAATTGTAGGAATCTGGAGTGATAATTGTGTAAATGGTCAGGTTTTTTTAGATGGAAATGATCAACTTTGGGTAACAAGCGTACAACAAGGAAATGAGCCTGGTAACTGGAATTATTTCATGTGTGATTTGGATTGAGGCTTTTAGACTTATAAGACTGTTTATTTGAAACAGTCTTAATTGTTTAGTATAAATTAAGTTTAGTTTAAAAATAATAATGAAAGATTTATTTGAATTTGATGAAGATTTTGAAGTAGTAGTAAGCCCACAAGCTTTAACTTTATTGCCTTTTGTTGCTGTTCTTGATAAATATAAGAATAAGAAAATAGGTATAGCTGAATTATCTTATATATGTTTTTTATGTGATTCTAAGTCTGAGTATTCAGATATAAGAGATGAGAAAGAAAGAAGTAGTGCTATATTATCTTCTATAATACATGGTAATGAAATTAAAATAGATAAAGTAACAGAAAAAGCCATAGAATTTTATAAAGAAAGAAGTCATACTACTACTACTATATTCTTAGATTCTGCTTTGAATGCTATAGATAAATTATCCAAGTATTTTGATGCTATAAATTTTGAAGAGAGAGATTTTAAAGGTAATTTGGTGTATGACCCTAAGAAAGTTACAGATGTTATATCAGCTACTCCTAAATTAATGGCAGGACTTAGAGAAGTAAGAGATGCTATTAAGAAAGAACAAGAAGTAGAAGGTAATATAAGAGGTTCGGGTAAAAAAGGAATTTATGAAGACTAATTAATTAAAAATAACATGAAAACAGTATGTATTTATCACTCAGTAGATCTTGATGGTTGGATGTCAGCAGCAATAGTTAAACACTGGTTCTATAAAAATAATAATAAAAGAACAGAAGTAAACTTAAATGTTGTAAATACTTTAAGTACAGAGGATAGAAATGAGTGGGAATCTAAGGTAAATTCTAAATTTACGGATCCTACGATTTATTTTATAGGATACAACTACGGACAACCTATTCCAGATTTATCAGAATATGATAAAGTAATAATGTGTGACATTAGTTTCCCTAAAGAAGAAATGAACAAATTACAAAGTTCATTAAAAACTAATTTTATTTGGATAGATCATCATATTTCAGCTATTTATGATAATTCTGATAATATGTATATAGAAGGACTAAGAAATACTAAATTTGCGGCTTGTGAATTAACATGGTCTTATTTTTTCCCTTATATAGTAATGCCAGAAATAATTAGACTATTGGGAAGATATGATTGCTTCGGCCATAAAGGAACTGATGAAGAACAAAAGGTTTTAGAGTTTCAATATGGTGCAAGACAGTGTATAAGCAATTATGAATCAGCTTATATTTATTTAAAAACTTCACTGGATCCTAAACTTAATTTACATGATACAATAGAAAACGCTATATTAGAGTCAGGAAAATCTATTTACAAGTACCTTTGTACAGAAGCTAAACAAGTCTATAAGAATGGATTTGAAATTACATTAGAAAGAAATGATATTGATTTCAGCAGTAATACCGGCGTTAAAATACATCCAAAATATAAGTTCATTTGTATTAATAAAGAACGTTTCAATCCTATTGACTTTGGTATAGATTATCATAAAGATGGATATGATGGAGCAGTTTGTTTCTGGTATAATAATGGTAAATGGAATTTTAGTCTGTATAATGATAATGGATTGGTTGATTGTTATATAATTGCTAAACAGTTTGGTGGTGGAGGACATAAAGGAGCTTCTGGATTTGTTTGTGATACTAAAACTTTATTAGAAATTATAGGAGAGAATGGAACAAAAGTATAAGTATCCTACAAATTTAAAGAGTTTTCAGAAAGGTACTAAGTACCAATTACAGGATTTTAATGGAGAATGGTCTGCTATTACTGAGATAACAAGAATGTGTAATGAGACAAAAGAAACTTTAATATACTATATTAATAAAGGTAAAGTAAGAATTATAATAGAAGAATGATTACACCTGTAGATAAAATATTTAAACCTGACACAGAGGAATATGCAGAATTAGTTGAATTAATGACTACTATTCCTCTTGTTGGTTATATGACTAATCCTGAAAGAAGAAGAGTTAAAGATATGCCAAAAGATAAGGATGGAAAAGTTATAGTAGATTTTTCTAAACCTCATATCTTGGAGAATATGTCTTATTTTACTAAAGTCAGAGAGGTATTTTTATCTACAGGTAAATATTGTGAGTATTATCCTTCAAAAAGTCCTAATTCTCCATATAAGCAATTTTGGGATGAAGAAATAAAGAAATGCTTAGAAGGAGTAGTGAGAGAGGATGGAGAATGGATACCTGGGTACTATTACTATTATTTAAATTATTCCCAAATAGAAATAGTTAAAAGAAAATCAGAAAATAGTAAAAGATCTTATAAAGTAAAATCTTTTCCTGATATATGGGATGGAGATTATTTATTTTTCCACTATGTAGAAAAGGCAGAAGAAGCAGGATTACATGGAGCCATAGTAAAGGCAAGGCGTAGGGGATATTCATATAAGTTAGCTTCTATGTTACAAAGAAATTATTTTTTAATAAGAGGTAGTAAATCCTATGCATTTGCCTCTTCCTCTGAATATCTTACAGTAGATGGTATTCTTAACAAAGCAGATATGAATTTCTCATTTGTAAATCAACATTGTGGATTTTCTAAGAAATTAGCTTTAAAAGATACTATTCTACATAGAGTTTCAGGCTACAAAAAACCTGGGGATACTACAGAGTATGGATTTAAGAGTGAAAGAATAGGAGTAACTTTAAAAGATGATCCTGACAAAGCAAGAGGTAAAAGTGGAAAATTAGTAGCCTGGGAAGAAAGTGGTAGTAATCCTAATTTATTAACTTCATGGAATATAGCTTTGGAATCTGTAAAACAAGGTAGTGATGTATTTGGATTTCAAGTAGCTTTTGGTACTGGTGGAGATGATGCAAACCAATTTTATGGATTGGAGCAATTATTCTATAGTCCTGATGTTTATGAGATATATTATATAAACAATGTATTTGATAAAAATTCCTCCAATAATAAATGTGGATTCTTTATACCTGATTATTTAAATAGAGCTAATTGTTATGATAAAGATGGAAATTCTGATGTAACCAAAGCTATGGGTGAAGTCATAGAGTTGAGAATGAAAATTAGAAATGGATCTAGTGATACTCAATATCTAACCAAAAGAAAAGCGGAACTCCCTTTTACACCACAGGAAGCTTTTAGTAGAACATCGGGATCTGAGTTTCCTATAAATGAGTTAAAAGAACATTTTGCAGATATTAGCCCATCAAGAGAGCAATTCCTCTCTCAGCATTTTGTTGTAGAGTTATATTGGACTGGAATAGATAGTGTTGAATTTAAACCATTGTTTGATAAAAAGCCCATAAGGGAATGGCCATATAAAGGAACTAATTTAGAGGGTGCTATAGAAATATTTGGTTCAGACAAATTACCTCAAAAAACCAAAGTATCTAAAGAAGTTCCAAGAGGTAGATATATAGGAGGAGTTGACCCTGTCGATGATGATACATATAAAACATATAATGTATCCCTTTTTTGTGTGTGGATTTTTGATTTATGGGAAGATACTTTTGTTGCTAAATGGATGGGAAGATTTCCAAGAGCTGATGACAATTTTGAAATAGCTTTAAAATTGGCTACATTTTATAATGCAGAACTTAACTATGAAAATAAACTCAAAGGATTATACGATTACTTTAACAGGAAACATAAATTAAAATATATAGCTGAAACTCCTGAAGTTCTTAAAGAAATGAATTATATTAAAGATGCAAGATTATTTGGTAACAGGGCTTATGGCACTCCTCCTTCTTTAGTTATAAATGCATGGGGTAGAAAATTACAGGCAGATTGGATGAGAACTGTAAATATAAATGTAGGAGAAAGAGTATTAGATGAAAATACAGGTTTAGAAAAGATTAAAGGTACATTAGGAGTTAAAACATTGAGAGATTTTGAATACATCAAAGAATGTATTTCCTGGAATATAGATGGTAACTTTGATAGTGTATCAGCAGCAAATATGGTATTTATTCTTAGAGCAGACAGATTAAAATCATTGGAAACTTTCAAGAAAACTATAGAAGAGGAAGAGGATCCATTTGCAGATGATGAGTTTATACGAAATAACTATAAACCTCCTGTTTATGGTGCATTTGTAGGTTCTCAATTAAAAGACATATTTGATATAAATTAATATATTTGTCTAAAAATAACATATTATGGATATTAAATTACCTCCACAGAAAAAAACATACAAACAAAAAGATAAGGCATGGAGACAATCTTGTGTAGATGCTTTAGACAGGGGTATGTCTTATCAATATAATTTAGGTACAAGAAGGACTATCAGGGCCAAAATATTAAATCAGAATTTATATGAAGGGAAACTAGACATACCTGATATGGTAAAAGTAATTAATCCTTCAAGTACTTTAGCTGATTTTGTACCAAATGATATACAACATCAACCTATTATAGTTCCTAAGATAGATTTGCTTGTAGGAGAGGAATTAAAAAGACCCTTTGACTGGACAGTAATGGTAGGAGATACACATGGTATATCCTTAAAACAAGAAGATAAAAAAGTATTAATTGATAAAAAGATAACAGAACTTATAAGTCAGGATAATTCAGAAGAGGAAATTAAAGCTGCTTTAGAAAAATTAAAGATATATTTCAGGTATGAATGGAAAGATATAAGAGAAGTAAGAGCCAATAAATTATTAAGGCATTACTTTAAAGCTCTTGACATGAAATCTAAATTTAATGAAGGGTTTAGAGATGTTCTTGTTCAGGGAGAAGAGATTTATCAGTGTGATATACAAGGGAATGAACCTACTTTTGAAAGGTTAAATCCGCAAAGAGTTCATACATTACGTAGTGGATTTTCAGGAAGAATAGAGGAATCTGATGTTATTATATCTGAGGAATACTGGAGTCCCGGTAGAGTTATAGATACTTATTTTGACCAGTTAAAACCAGGAGATATAGAAAGAATTTCTTCAGGTAATTTTAATGCAGGATTAAATTTTTCTACTGCTTCTTTTGCTGATAGTATAATTGTAGGTGATTCAGCACAAACTTTAATGGATGGTTATGTAGCTGCTTCTCAAATTAATGGAGCTACCTATTCTAAAGTTTTAGTAGATAGTTCTGGTAATTTAAGGGTGTTAAGATGTTACTGGAGATCTCAAAAATTAGTTCAAAGAGTTACTTATTTTGATGACAATGGAGATCCACAGATAAAGATTATGTCAGAAGAATATATTCCTGATGAATTTAGAGGAGAAGTTGCTGAGAAACTGTGGGTTAATGAATGGTGGGAAGGTACAAAAATAGCAGATATATATCTTAACATGCGGCCAAAACCTGTGCAATATTCAAGATTAGGTAATCCTTCTGTTGGACATCCTGGTATTGTAGGTGAGATATACAATTACAATCAAGGGAAAGCTATTTCTCTTTTAGACAGAATGAAATCTTATCAATATCTATATGATATTATATGGTATAGAGTAAATAAAGCCATTGAAAAAAATCTTGGTCCTATTCTTGAACTGGATGTAACTAAAAAACCTGCTAATTGGGATACTCATAAGTGGCTTTATATGGCTAAAACTTATGGTACTTTGTACGTAGACCCATCAAGAGAGATTAATAAAGGTCCTGCTACTGGTAAGACTGCTGGTATATATAATACAACAGGAAGAGTTTTAGATATGGATACTGGAAATTATATCCAGCAACATATCAATTTACTTGCTTTTATAAAAGCAGAAATGTCTGAAATAGTAGGTATAACACCCCAAAGACAAGGATCTGTAACTGCTAATGAAACATTAGGCGGTGTAGAAAGAGCAGTTATACAATCTTCCAATTCTACTGAATGGTGGTTTGCTAAACATGAACAAGTGAAATTAAGAGCCTTGACAATATTTTTGGAAACTGCTAAGATAGCATTAAGAGGGAATAAAATAAAACAACAGCATATATTAGACGATTTTTCTGCTGAAGTATTTGAAATAGATGGAGATGAATTTGCAGAAATGGATTATGATATATTTTTATCATCTGAACAAAAAACTAAAGAAACAGAGCAAATTCTAAATCAAATGGCTCATGCTTTCATGCAGAATGGTGGAAATCTCGGTGTTGTTATGGATATATTGTTTTCTACTTCTATGGCTGATAAGAGGAGAAGAATAGAATTAGTTGAATTTGAAAAGGCTCAACAAGAACAACAAAATCAGGAGCAGGCATTACAGATACAACAACAGCAGATAGATTCTCAGGAAAAAATAAGGCAGGAAGAATTAGCTATGGAAAAGTATACTGTAGATTCTAACAATGCTACAAAAATAGCTATAGAGGAAATGAAGCTTGGTATTGATAACAAAGAACTGGATTTACAGGAAAATGAAAGTAAAGAAGATATATTACTCAGGATAAATGAACTTAAAAACAAAATGGAAGAACATAAAGATAAGATTGAAGTAGAGAAAAAGAAAGTTAAAATGAAAAAAGTTAGTTGATTTAAGTATATAATGAGATAAGGAGGACCACAAATCCTCCTTAATTTTTAATAAACTTTATATTATATTTGTTACATAATTAATATGAGAAATATGGCAGGAGAAGATTTTTTTGATGTACTGGATATGGGTAATATTAACATTCCAGAACAAGAAGTAATTAAGGAAGAACCTAAACTTCCTGAAGAAGAAACAAAAAAGGATGAAGAAAAGGAAAAAGAAATAACCGATGACACAAGTCAGGAGAGAGTAGGTGAAAAAGAGAAGGAAAAGTCCGAAGAGGAAGAAGGTACAACTCAAAAGTCTCCTGCCAACTCTGACGAAGTGTTGTTTAGCGAATTAGCAAAAGCCTTCAAAGACAGAGGACTTTTCTCTTCAATTGATGCAGAAATTAAGAATGAGGATGATTTTGTAAATGCTTTCAAAGCTGAGATTAAAAGGAATGAATTTGCACAGTTAAATGAAACTCAGAAGGAATATCTGGAAGCATTAAATGAAGGAATACCACATGAAATTATTTCAGAGCATCAAAGAACAAGAGCAATCTTTCAGGATATAACAGATAAGGATTTAGAAGAAGATGCAAATCTCAGAAAGCAGGTTATTATTCAGGAAAGATTACTATCAGGATGGACTCCTGAAAGAGCTGAAAGAGACTTTAAGAGAATACAGGATTTAGGAGAGGAATTAGAGGAAGCCAAAGTATGTACTGAAAGTCTCAAAGAAAAAGAAGAACTCAATTTTAAGAGTGAAAAAGAGAGAATAAAACAAGAACAGATTGAAGGAGAAAAGCAGGCTAAAGCTAAATTGGAAGAACTTAAACAAGCTGTTTATAAAGAAGATAATTTCTTAGGTTCATTGAAAGTTGATGATGGTTTAAAAATGAGAGTATATGAGACTATGACAAAACCAGTCGGATATACTCCAGATGGAAAACCAATTAACAAATTGATGCAACACAGAATAGAAAATCCAGTGGATTTTGAAACTAAGTTGTATTATATTTATGAACTTACAAACGGCTTTACAAATATTGGTAAGTTTGTAAATAAAGCTACAACTGCTGCATCAAAAACATTGAGGAATGCAATATCAAATTCTACTTTCTTAAAGGGAGTAGGAAATTCAGGAGGCAATCAATTTCCTGATGAAAATGATTATTCTTCTCCAATCGTAGATATAGAGTTGTAACCGTTTTAAATTAAATATATTATGCCGGAGTTAGGAAAATTCCAAATGACGGAAGTTAAAAACTGGGCTGGACTTACTACAGCAAACCATCTTGGTTTGATGTTTGGGGACAAACCTCAGTTATTGACTAAAGTCATGACTAAAATTCTTGCTGCTTCAGGAGTAAATAACCTGGAAACAGTCCTTAACAGATACCCTGTCAAGCGGCTTGAAACTGATGCTGATTTTACATGGAAATTGACTGGTTCAGATGATAGGAACATTCCTTTGTTATATGCTTATGTAACAGCAGGAGTAGTACTTACTACTGAAACAGGTGTTGGAGCTGATGGAGCCCCTATACATCTTGTTTTTGCTGAGAGGTATTTTTCAGATGTAAATGTTATTGTTGGAGAGAAAAACGAGGTATATCAACTTCGTGTAATTGATGATCCAGTTAAAAATGCTGATGGATGGGATTATACTGTTCAACTTATGGGTCTTAATTCTGCTGGTATGCCAGCTACAGAACTTGTAGCAGGTAAAAGATTTTCTAAAGAATTTTCTCCTGTAGAGGATACTATGTCAGTAAAAGGTGGTGATATTCATTTTACTACTCCTATTGATATGAGAAATTCCTTCACTACTCTTCGTATGGAACATAAAGTTCCTGGTAATTTACTTGGTAGACAGGTAGCTACTGCAATTGAAGGAATGGATAATCAGGGAAATCTTAAATCATTTACCACCTGGATGCAATATGAGGAATGGCAATTTGAGCGTCAGTGGGCACAAGAAAAAGCTCGTGCTTTGATGTATGCTCGTTCTAACAGGGCTGCTGATGGTAGTTATTATGATATTGGAAAATCTGGATTTTATATCAAGCAGGGTGCTGGTATCAGGGAACAGATGGAAGTGTCTAATACTGAACTTTATAATACTTTTAGTATTGAGATGCTGGAATCAATCCTTAATGACCTTGTAGAAGGTAAAACTGATTTGAATGATCGTGAGTTCTTGTTACGTACAGGTACTCGTGGTGCTACACAATTTCATAAGGCTGTTACAGAATTAGGTAAAGGATGGTATCAATTGTGGCCAGGTAGTAATCCAGCTACAATTAAACAGACTAAGAGTGATTTGCATCAAAATGCTTTCACAGGTGGTTTTCAGTTTACTGAATATATGGCTCCTAATGGAATTAAGATTAAATTAGAAGTAGATTCTATGTATGATGATAAAGTACGTAATAAAATACTTCATCCACTTGGAGGCGTTGCTGAATCTTACAGGTATGACATTCTTTATATGGGAGGTCAGGCAGGTAGTTCAGAAGCAAATATTCAAAGAGTAGAACAGTAAGAGGAGAACTTAGAGGTTATCAATGGGGTTTCAGGAATCCATTTACCAATGAGATTAATAACCAGTACATGGGAACAATGGAAGACTCAGCTACTTATGTTCGTTATACAAGTTTAGGAGCTGCTGTACTTGACCCTGGAAAAACAGCTACATTGTTACATACCTCACAGGCATAAGATGTCTTTGATATTTCTATAAAAGTAATTGTTTCAAGCTGGGGAGAAATCCCCAGCATTTTAAAAGTAACTAATTAAAAATTAATATATGGCAGGAGCAATTTTTGAATTACCTGATGAACAGGTCGAAGTCAGGTATGTTAAAAAACAAACAGAGTTAATAAAGGATAAGAGACATATTGCATATGGCGGTTTAATGGAAGGTGCTTATATAACATTTGTACCTAAAAAATTAAGAGATAAAGATACATATGCTAACGTTCTTACAAATGCTGAGAAAGACTATTTAGAGAAAATACTCGGAATATCTCTGAGTGTTTATACTAAAGAATTAAATTATTGGGATAAAATAAAGTTTAGAATAGGAAAAGAAGGTATATTTCTGAATTTAAATGATCCGGAAGAATACATAAAATATAAAGTTCTTTTAACTTATACTGATATAGTTTGTACTTCTATAGAAGAGTTAGACTTCAAACGTAGTTACAGGTTTGTAATTGTGAAGAAAGATGATGAAGCTAAACAAACTCTTAAAAAAGTGGATGTTACTAAAGAAGCTTATAAACTTCTTGGAAAAATTGAAGATAGCAGAGAAGCTATGATAGATTTTTTAAGGGTGTCCAATATGAGAGTAACAGAAGATACTTCTATGGAAGGATTGGTAGCACTGGTTAGTGATATACTTGTTAAGGATACAGCAAAATTTGTTAAGACTTTGAAGGATCCAAGTTATGAAACAAGGGTATTAATACACAAAGCTATGCAGGCTGGAGAAATAATTAAAAAAGGTACATATTATTATTCTAAAGATAATGAACCTTTATCAGAACCAAATACACCTGCAACATTGGAAAATGTTGTACTTTATCTTGAAAATAATTTGTACCAGGAATATAGGTTACATTTAATGGCAAAAACTAAATGACACCAGAAGAATTGAGTAAAGAGTTAGATGTTATTTATGAAAACATAAATAAGAATGGAGCTCCAGGATTGGATGGATATGAAAAATCTGTCATATTTACACATGCCCAGGATATACTCGTAAGGACTATATTAGAGCAAGATCCTTCTGCTGCTTCACTATCTCAATTAATTACTTTATTTGAAGATACAACAGGAACTCCAACTGGATTTAGTTGGGGTACTGTTTTCAATCTTCCTGAAACTGGAGTACTAAGAGTATTAAATGAAAAGGTATCTGATACAGATGGGAATGATTACACAATAGATCAGATTTCTTCACAGGAATTTGATATTAAGCAATCAAAACCTTATCATTATCCAAGAAGGAGAACAGCATGGAGATTACCTTTAGAAGATTCTGCTATAGCAGTGGAATTATTTGGAAGACCTAATATAGTATTTGATACATATAAATTAAGGTATGTAAGAAAACCTAAACCTATAATTGTAGAGAATTTAAAAACTATATCTCCTTTTAATACTGATATGGTTGATAATTATACAATTACATCTGGTGGTACAGGATATAGTGTAGGAGATAAAATATCTATAACAGGAACAAATTCAAATGCAGTATTTCAGGTAACAGAAGTTAATGCAGGAGTTATTACTGATTTATCTTTAATAGTAAGGGGAGCAGGAATAACAGCAGGATTAAATAGTACAACAAGAATATATCCTTTAGTTCCTGCAAATACAACTGCAACAATAACTGTTACTATAGTTAGTGCAGATACAATTGATGGAGAATATCTACCAAGAACATCTGAGTTAGATATATCATTACATAGAGAGATAGTAAAAATAGCTGCTACATTAGCTGAACAATATTATTACGATAAATATGGAACTTCAGGAGATCAGCGACAGAATTGATATAAAGTTAAACAGCTTTGAGGTAAGACTTAGTGTAGATGAATATGAGAAATCCATTTATCTTACAAGGGCACAAAAAGCTATTTACAAAGAAATGGTAAACATATTTGAGAGAACAGAAATTATAGATACTTATCTATATCCTTTTCTTAAAGAGTTTATTACTAATGTTGATGTAAGAAAAATATTAAAACCTAAGATGGTTAACAATTCAGTGAATATTGTGGTTCCAAGCGATATTTATATGATAGTATGGGAAAAGGCAATTCTAATATCTGATGATCCTAAATATAATTTGAGGGAAGTAAAAGTTCTAAAAACCAGAATAGCAGAATTACCTTATAAAGTGGATAATCCGTTCAGAACTCCTAATAATAAAGAAGTGTTAAGAGTGATTACAGGTAATGTTACTGATTTAGATGTTTGGGAATTAGTATTACCAGAAAATACGGAATTAAAACAATATTCATGTAAATACCTGAAAGATATTAAACCTATAATATTGGAAAATTTACCTGATGGGTTAAGTATAGAGGGAGAAAGCAATGCATTAAATACTGAATTTATAGATGAAGTTCTTGAAAATATAATAGATTTAGCAGTTTTGTCCATTATAAAAGATAAGACTGTAGTACAACAACAAAATGTTTAATTTAAATTTTTAACAAATGTATTCAGCAAAAAACAATTTGAAAGTATGGGTAAGTAATTTTAGTTATCCTTACATGGCAGCTAATACTGATACTCTGTCCAACTTACCGGCAGGTGCAATTGGCTTTTACACAGAAGCGGGTGTTCTTTTGCCTGATGGTACTGGTACAGGATTTATAGCTTTTAGAAAACCTAATGGACAGGTATTAAGATCTAAAAGTTTTACATCTGCTGTAACATGGCTTAACAGGAGGAAAGTATATACGGCTCCTACCCTGGGGACACAGACTCTTACTGTTACTGCTGTAGCAAGTACTGTATATCAGGTAGAACTTGAGTTTTTACTGCCTGGTTTGGGACAAAGTTACATGCTTCATGGTAATTATAAATCAGCAGCTTCAGGTGATGATGCTACTGCTATTGCGGCAGCTCTTACATTATCATTGAATAATGCGTTGATTCGTACACAGAAAACTGAGTATTTCACCATTACAAGTGCTCTTGGTGTTATTACAATTGTAACTAAATTAAGACCTTATGTACGTGGTAAATTACAAGGACATCCTGTATGGTTCAAATCGAGGGTAACTTTGCCAGAAGCTCAAGCTGCTCTTGGAACACAGACTGTAGCTCCTGTTGAGGGAGTTGGATATGCTCCTTATATTGCAGAGAAGGAATTTTTTGCACAGGGAGATTCTGATGCCTTTAGGTTTAACAGTTGGCCAAATTCTTTCGATGATAGGGGTCTTTTAGCAATAAAAGATGCTACTTTGGCTCAGTATGATGTTGTGCCTTTTAATATCAATAGTCCTGTTGGTACTAACAATGCAGATGTAAATGCAAATCAGGATTATTTGGTATGTTTTAATAGTATAGGAGTTACTCCTACTCCTATTATGACAGGTACTTATGCTGCTGGTAACGTAACTCCAACAGGCTGGGCAGTACCAGGTTCAACAGTAACTTTGTATAAAGGTGGCGTGGCTACAGGTACTCCTGTAACAGCACATGCTACTACAGGTGCAGTTACTTATGGAAGTACTGCTGTTCTTGAGGGAGATATTTTGACCTTTAAAGCAGTTGATGGAAGTGCTGCTGCTTCTGCTGCTTCTAACTCAAAAACAGTAACAGCATAGTAAATTGAATTAACTATAAGGTTTAAGGAATAAGATACTGATTCTTATTCCTTTTTTTATTATATTTACACACAAATTAATACAAGTAAAATGGCAACAAATATTAATTATCATGATTTATTTTCTTTGACTGTAACTGATGATGAAGATGTACTGGAAGGTGGTTTTCATAGTGCAACTTTCAAAAATATAGGAGAAGATGATGCTACAATATCTGTTAATACAAATGAATGGACAATACCTTCTGGTGAGGAGTTTAGTATACCTTTTGTAAAAGAGGACTGGTTATGGAATGAAGTAACCATTGATGCTACAGGAACAGTAGTAGAATGTGTTTATTTTTAGTATATGTACAAGAATAATTTTGGTTGGAGAAGTTGGGTATATCAGTGGGGATTTAAACGTAAGTTTAGTACTACACCAAGTATTGCCAATATAAAATATGGGTATCTATATAATGCATATGCGGTTAATGATGTGAGAAATATTGCAGCTTCAGGATGGCACATACCAACTAGTACAGATTTACAAAATTTGATAACATTTTTAGGTAGTGATTCTGCATTGAAAATATGTGAAGTTGAAACAAGTTATTCTATACCTTTTTCTGGTGGAGTTGCTACTAATTCAGCTAAATTTAATGGAAGAGGATCATCTTTAAGAGTAGGGAGTTCTGGAGAATTTTCGAATATTTTAGAAACATTTTATTTATGGACTGTATCTCCTGGAAATTATCAACAGGATAGTTATAGATGTGATTATTCATTTACTGATATTCAAAATAATTTTCATCAGCAGGGTACATTTTTTATAGATGGTTTATCTATAAGATTAATTAAAGATACAACTATATTAAATGATGGTGAGGAAGGAACTTATACAGGCAATGATGGAAAAGTTTATCGTACTATTTGTATTGGTACGCAAGAATGGTTAGCTGATAATTTAGCCGAAACAAAATATAGTAATGGGGATACTATACCTACAGTTACTGATGATACAGAATGGAGCGAACTTATAACAGGTGCTAAATGTGCTTATGGCAACGATGAAAATAATGTTTTAATATAATTTCAGTATATTTACACCATTAAAAATAATACTATGGCAATAAGTATAACAACCTATACACTATCTGCAACATTTGAATCTATACATTTAGTAATGGATGCTGGATTAGGTAATACATTTACAGAACTTACAGCATATATAAATGATGGTTATTTAAATAATCCTGTAGATTTGACAGATTTACTACAAGGAACTCAGGTAGAAGATTTGACAATAGACATGGATGATTTATTGATTGTTGATGATGGTACAGGTACAATAAAAGGTATAATCACAATACATGCTGTTGCTTCTGATGACTCTACAAAAGAAAGAGCTCTGTATAATTTGTATTATATAAATCTTGTATTGGCTAATATGATAGTTAATAAAGAAGTACAGCAAGGGTTTTCAGATATTTCTACTATCTACTGGTTAATAAGAGCTATTGATATTTATATAAATCAGGATGTAGATAATCAAAATATAACAAAAGCTGTGAATGTTTATAGCAGATTATTAACTATGTGTGAGAAAAATCCTTCTTATCTTGTAGATGAAGATACAGAAATATCAGCAGGTTCAGGAGAGTTTATTATAAATGGAACTTATATAATAGAGAAATAATATGCTTTTAGATGATAAAATAACTGCTTTATTGCTCAATGAGTATGCAACTAAGAGTAAATTAAATTCAATTTTTATAAAAGAAATTGAATCTAAAGGTATAGTAAGTACTTTAAACTATAATATTATAGATATATTATACTATTTACTTAATCAGGATTTTCCCCATGATAATATAAATTTTCAGTTATATATAAGAATAGAACAACTTTTGAATTTATATACAACATCAGTAGAAGCTACAGAAGTAGATTATATAGAGACTGTTGTAGATGATGTTATAGAGAATGTTGTTATAAATTTACCATCTCTTGAGCTTGACTTTGGAAGTGTGGTAATTGGAGATGAAAAAATATTAAGTTTTACATTTGAAGCCAGCAGAATATTTAATTCCATAGTCCTGAGTACCAGCCAGGAATTTTTATTAAGTACTGATATGTCATTACC